GTCCTGTGCGGAGGTATAGTGTACCTTTTGTGGGGGGGGCACAAGATTTTGTGGCGAATCGTTTTATTTTTTGTCCGGTAGCACAATTATGTTGCCATTTTCATCTAAAACAAATCTGCGCTCTACTTTGCTGTGTATTTTAGCGTGACAGTCACGGCACACGGCCATAAGATTGTTTTCGTTCAAGGTCACGTCTGGATCGTTGATGTTCGTGGCGTTGAGATGTTCTATGTGATGAACAGTGTCCGCAACACCACCGCACACTTCGCATATATATCTATGCTCTTTTAGGTACGCTTCTCTAGCCTTCCTCCAGCGCATCGATTTATAAAACTCTTTAGCGAAGTCCCGCACTATAGCCGCATCCTTTCAAGCATTGGTATCTCGTTCGGGTTGTCAATGTCACACGTGCCGTCGTTGATCTTAATAAGGCTATTAAAGTCAATGTGGTTCACGTCCTGCTGTCCTCTAAGCACTGCCCAGAACTCCCATGCGATCGGCCGTCTGGCGAACTTTCCTTGCTTGTCCAGATCTTTAGTGATACGCTGAGCCATGTGCAATCTGTCTTGGTCTACAATCTTCCAGGCGAACGGCTCTTCGTACGGCTTTGGATAGTTTGCCGGGAACGGTGGCCCAGAAGCAAAGAAGTCATAATCAAGTGTCTCTTGATCGATGATTGTCTTGATTGCATTATCGCTAAAAACGACGTCGCCGTGAAGGTATACAGCCGGAACACTTAACGGATAGAAACAGTTGCACCAGTATCCGTCCATGTTGTTGTATTCCCTCGCGACGTAGTGGTTTTCATGGTACAGAACAGGAACGTGGCAATCATTAAACCACTTCGGAATGTTGCTACTGATCGAGATATCCTCGATTCCCTGTTCCCTTAACTTGCGGATGGTTCTGTCAATGATCCGCTCGCCTCTGAACTTTAGTAAGTGCCTCGGCGTTTCCCACTTGACATACTCGCCGCCAGCCATGATGATGTATTTGAATTTCATTTCCTCGCCTCTTTTAGCAGATTCGACATCGTGCATTGATGGTTTTCAATCTGCTCTCTATTCATTGTTTTATACCAGTCTGGTGTCCATGAGTTGTGCAGCCACAACATGTTTGGTAATTCGATGTCGTCCAGATGGTAATTATCTTCGAAGTAGAATCTGTTGTACTTTGTCGGCCGATCAACCCGATCCTTGATCATGTAGGTCTCAGGCCAGCCCTTACGGATGTCATCAATCGGAATCTCTTTGTGTTCCTGTAAATACGGCTCTGCGAACCCATTCATGAACACCGTCCAGTTCCCTGTATAGGTTGTTCGTTCTTGGTACTTGCACCACTTGACCATCATGTCGGATTGTTTTTCAGCTCGTATGTAACTCCCTGACATGTAGCGCCGTTCTGGATTCCCAACAAAGTCAGCTTCTGGGAATTCCGGCTTGATCATGATTGTGTCCGTGTCGAGCCATGTTCCGCCGCTGTCCCTTAACACATGAACCCTTGCGATGTCCGACTGGTGAGCTGGTGCCTTGTAATCAAGCAAGTGCAGCGGCATATCCGTGTACTGGTCAAGGTTCTCACGGTTCAGGATCACAAATGGAACCTTCCACGTTTCAAGGCACATCTTGATATATTCAGGCATTCCGCCGGTCCAAAATGTAAATAACTTTATATCCATAAACCTCTTAAAAGTGGATTGAGGCTCTGCGCCCCCTGCTAAGTCCAGCCGCGGGCCGAGCCCCTCATCCGTTTGAAAAGGAGAAAGTTGATATTTCTCAGAAGTTGGTTGATGTTTCTCATGAGAAAGTTGATATTTCTCAGATGACCCGGCGTTGCGCTTCTTTGAGAGGCTGCCGGGTAACGTTTAATCTGACGACCCGACGTGGTCCGCATCGTTGAGAGGCGTGTCGGGTTCTGTTTCAAAATAGAGAAGGCAATGGTGACAACCGGTTGTATTTCGTAATTACTTTATTTGCCTTAAATTACCCTCTCACTATAAGCCTTGGGAAGGCCGTTTTGTTGCATAGTTTATAAAAAAATTTTCAACTTTTTTTCTGCGGCGTTCAAATTCCTTGCTACGGTTGATTTGTTTAGTCCTTTTATCCTCGCAACCTCGCTAATGCTAAGCCCGTAGAAGTGAACGGCCATAAACACGTCTCTTTGCTTTGCCGTTAAAGTGGCAATCGCTTCGTCGAGAGCCTCAGCAGTTTCGAGCCGACATATGGTTTCTTCAACAGGTTCCTCGTGATTGTTTAGCCATTCATGCTCATCCATGGAAAGGTTAAGGCTCTCATGGCGTCTTGTTTCTTTGCGTTCGTTCAGTTCCTCCTCTTTGTCCATTTCCTTCAAGATCTTAACCCATCTCTCGTCAACGTCAATATCAACATCCCTCGTTCTTGTATTGTATGTGTATTTCATTTGATCACCGCCTTTACAAACTCGCTTATGATATTCAGGTTTCTCTCGTACAACTTCTTGTCCATGAACTTATCAAGATTACCGGCCGGAACGTGCACCCAGCCTGTACCCCGAACGAACTTCATTCCTGCCACGCAGTGCTCACAATCGTGGTCGCACGGGAACAGGAATTTTTTGTCCGCCATCGGTTTGTCGCATTTGTATCCGAATTTCATTTAACGCACCTTTCCCAGAATCGCTTGCACTTTCCGCCGCTCATCCGTTCATCAATCACTTTCTGCAGCAGGTATGCCGCATGGTCGTACTCTTCGCGTCGCTCTCTTTCCTCCCGCAAGATGGCGTCGCGTTTCGCCTTCAGCCGTTCTTTTTCCGCTTCGTCCTTGCAGCCGTATAACTCAGCTTGGATGTTGCCGGCCATCGCTATTCTTGTCATGCTCTGTACAAAGAATTCCTTATACCTCTCTTCCATCACCTCGATTATAATCTCTAACTGTCGCCTTGTCAACTCCCCGCTTTCGAGCTTCTTGATTATCTCTTTCATCTTGCACCTCCTAAAACATTGTCTTTAATCTTGCCCGCATCTCGTCCGGCATTTCAACTCGCTCTTTTTCTTGTTCGGGCTCAAACTCTTTATACTTCGGCGGCTCAATAACGTTGCTCTTCTGCTTCTCTTCAATGATGAATTCGTCACTCCAACGTTCCTGATTAAAAAATGTCTGGCCCATAAGAATAAATTGTTTAGGCGTGCCGTTTCTTTTAATGCTCTCAACATATCCCTGAATGCCATCCTTTACCTGATCAAACGTTGCTCCGTTCTTTCTTGATCTCTTATAAGATTCAAACGCTTTTTTCTTTCCGGCCTTCCTCGGATACAGTTTCCAGAGCTCCTCAAATTCATCAGAAAGAGAAGAGGAACCGTCGACGTTTGCCGGAGGCGAACTCGACACTATATTTTTATCTATACTATACTTATCTATACTATACTGTGTATCCACTTTGGATACATTTTGGATACATTTTGGATACATCGTTGAAATTTCAACATCATCACTTATAAGTTTATAGGAATTGTTGTCTTTTATGACGAGTTGTGATCTTTCTTCAACGTAATCTGTTTTCCTAAAACGATCCGACTGAATATAGTTATGCATCCGCCAGTGCTTAATCACGATTACGCCGCTGTCAAATGAGATTATAAATCTTTTCGCCAGGAGCACTTTTACGTCATCATCAGTTGCGCCAATCATCCGCTGGAGCTTTTTTGGATTATTAACAAACCCCTCGTCGTCCGCGTTCATTGCTAAGTGAAAATATAAACACTGTGAAGACATGGGCATGTCAAGAAACGCATCACTCTCCGTGATTTTCTTTGCGAACATTCTTCTTTGCGCCATTACTTTCCTCCTTCCAAAATCTCGATTATACGATGGCCCGCCTCATCAGGCGAGCAGAACTGGAACTCACATCCATAACGCGCTTCACAGATCGAGATTGCCGTTGCCAACTGTTCGCCTCGTATGACCTTTCCGCTATGCAGCTTCATTTTAGTTTCATAAAGGTCACTAATCTCATTGAAACGCTTATCCTCAATAAGGAACACAAGTTTAATGCCAGCAAGTTTTGCGCCCTTCATCTCTTCAGCGAACCTGGTTCGTTCAGAGACGTTTCCACATAAATTCTGCGCTATTTCGATGATGTCTTGCTTTGTGTCAACCACAACACTGGGATATAAGCCGTAGTCTCCCCACTTCATTTTTTGTCTGACAACAATTACATCATTGTTTAAAAAATATTGTCGCTTCTCTTCATGATGTCCCAATTTTTGCCTTGAATCTTCAATTATCACCGTCACTTTCGCTCACCTCCTCGACATATCGCCAGATAAATCCCTTGTGTGTTTTTCGTTTGCCGTTACAGCAATCACAGACATGACTCGGGTCAAATCCCGCTCGTCCTGCGCCCCGTATAGACTTGAAGTGGTGCACAACACGACCCGTTTCTGAGTCAATCGCCTCAACGGGTTTGCTCTGCTTTGCCACTACTTCCGGCCTCTTCATTGGGTTGTTTTCACCCTTATGCTTCGCAGCAACTTCTGGGCGCTTCATAGGGTTTTTCTCGCCCTTAATTTTCGCTACAACTTCCGGCCTCTTCATTGGGTGGTTTTTACTAAAACTTTTACGCGCTGCTTCATACTCTGCTGGCGTAACAACATCATCATACTCCCGACAGTTACACATCATCCAAAACGCATATTGGACATCACCACAACTCGGGTAAATATCTGCCAACAACTTATGAGCAATAATATGCTCCCTTAAGAGCAAGTCGACAAGATTTTCCTCATCATCTGATCCGCCCATACACTTTGGGACTATGTGATGTCGTTCTTTGTACTCGCCATCAGGAACAGCAAAACGACCGCGATTTATTGTTATATTTGAAATGAACTGCTTGTATTTGTCCATATAATGTCCTCCTTAATTAGGTGGAGGAGCCTCCCAAAAACTCCCCCACCGAATACAGCTTTAATCATGCATGCGCCCAGATGCAATGGGAATGAGCCACACCACAATTATAAATATACCAACTAATAACTTAATCATCTTACTTTTTCACGTGGCTAATTGTAACCGGAATAGCGATAACAACCAGCGCTCCTAAAACAATCACTCCAGTAATCATTTTTTTACTCCCTTCCGTGCTCAAATGCACTTACCGTATAAGTTAGCCTTGTGACTTTTCATGTTCTCAACCCGATTCTCAGCCCGCTCCTCTTGCATCTCGACCTTGTAGTCGATCTCTTCAAATAGCGCCTTTAAGTCGTCATACGTCGGGTTGTCAAATATAAGCTCAACTTCATCCTCACAGAGAGGAGCCTCGGCCGCCACAGGCTCGGCCCACTCCCTGCGCTTTCGCCATCTCTTAGGCGTAAACATATCTCCCTCCTTACTTCTTCTTTGCCTTCTGAGTGAGCACACAAAGGTATGCACAGAATGCAACAACGGCGATACTCGAGCTAATTACTTCAATAGTCATCTTGTTCCTCCTTTACTTCTTGTTCTTTCTATAAGCATTCACGGCGCCGCGAGCCCAACAGAATACTCCGACAACAAACAGCGCGAACGCAAGCCCGCAAAATACTACATCAGCTCCAATATTCATTTTGTACCTCCTTTACTTTTCGTCGATGTCCTCAACACACAGCTCAATATAATCGAGCTTCTTACCAACACTCTTTAACAATTCACTCTGCTCGAGAAGCGCCCGTAATATGGCGACCTCCACACCCTTGCCGGGAAACTGTTCCTCGGCTGCGTCAATTCGGCCCAGCACCTCCCTGTATGCGTATACGTCCATTATTTCTCCTTTCGATTTTTCAACTTCTTCCCTTCTGTGAGCAGAAACTCAATCCTATAAGCCGCAGCAGCTGCGACAATTACGGTTGCCGCTCCTAAACAGAATCCACAAAACATTTTATTCCTCCTTTCCTTCTCTCCATGCCGCCCAAATGTGATAAAAAAGCCATATAAAGTTCGCAGCCAGGGCGACAATAATTACAACCTCTAACATCGCGGCCTCCTTTCTTGAAGTGCAATTTTTTCACATCATTTCCAGCGCATGGACCAGAAAGCCAACGCAGCCATTCCAATCAACGCCAACGATCCGATGATGTACATTATAACTTCAATTCTTGGTGCGAGATTAGAAATGTCCATTTTGGTCACCTCCTTAGAACGGGATATCATCATCCTTAATAGCCTCGAACCCTGGGATTGTCGTATCCGTTACATTACCAACACTCTTGGCCTCTGTTGCTCCAGCGGTCTCGTCAACCTTTTCCGGGATGGCGTAATCCTCGTTGTAGATCGTCTCGATCGTCACAAATTGCGCGTTATAGGTATCCAGTTTTGTCTTGATCTTACCATCATTTCCGATGTATACCTTCTCGCCAACAACCATCCCGATTCTGGCGCCGACCATTTTTTCTTCATCAATGTCATCCCAGTCACCAACCACAATTCCATCAATATCGTGGTTGCACTCAACCAGAGTATCAACAAACTTCTTAAAGAATGGAAGCGCTCTCTCTGTATAGGATTTAGAAAACCTGCCTCCCCAGAAGTTGAATTTGTCCTTGATTTCCTTGTAATAGCCGGCAAACTGACCCTCGGCAAAATCGAACTCAAAGTCTACCCGGTTCAGCTTCGGATTGTTCTGCGCTTTCGTTATCTGGATAACATAACCACCAGGACCAGGTTTGCTATAGTTTGAGGCATTAACGTCTTTCAAATTAAGATTGAGCATTATTTTGTTCCTCCTTGTTCATTTCATTCATTAATTGTGCTATTTCTAATTCATACTCCAAAAGTGTGCGCTGAAATGCTGTATCGAACCACATGATGATCAGATACAGGAAGCAGGCCACACACATTAGGATTATCGCCTGAACAAGCATCAGCATCACCTCCGTCCGATGAACGCCCTAATAGCTCGCTTTTGTTTGCGATAATAGATTTCGTTTTCAACCAACCATGCAAACCCCGTCACGGCAGTTGCCACAGCTGAAATGATGAGCGCTTGTCTGAACATTCTTCCTCCTCCTTTCCATCCTTGTTGTACGGCTTAGGCGAATACCACCCGCAATACTCTGGACCAACACACGCATGGCCAAGTGTATAGCAGAACGGCTTACCATCAACTAACGACTTCTCATTTAAGTGTATGCATTTTCTGGCCACGTCTCTCCCTCCTTTCAAACCTTTCACAAACTACGCTCCCCAGACAATAACGGTTGTAGATCTCACACTTTTCAGTGTCGTTGTTCCTGTACTTACAATTCCAGGTATCCCTGACAAGTTGTGGTTTTATTCTCTTCATACTCATAACACTCCCTCCATCAACTCCACATAACTCATTGGATTACTAATTGTGTGCGTCTCCCTGCAGTATTTGCAGTGTCCGCAGCGTGGAGGATCGCCACCCACCTTGTGCGCTGCGAATATCGGCGTGTAGTGTTCAAGCAATCCCTTAACCGGAGTAAGAAATCGATCGTCCATCGCAATGAGATGGATATCTGCCGGCTCCTCTTTTGTTATAACGGCAAAGTAGAACGGCAGGTTCTTGTCGAAGTTCTGTTTCACCAGTTCCTTGTAAACGTATGCCTGGATGTCGTAGCCGTACCCTTGAATGAATGTGACCTTCTGACCATCCTTGTAAACCGGCTCGATGTTTCTCATGTATTTTAGATCGACAATCATATCATCGTGCAGAACATCGATCATGCCTTTCCACTTCTGGCCGAACAACTCTCCAGTAAGAACAATTTGCTTTGCTCCATCAAGATAGTTCATAAACACAGGGTCACGCCGGGCCCGTTCAACAGCATTCGACGCTTTCTTAAATGGCGCCTTGAGCTCTCCAGATCTCTGGTTTCTTATTTCCGGGTGTCCTGCAACAAACTCCAAAAGGTCGCCAGTCAATGCAGCATCGACGTAACTTCCCTCAAGCAAGGCCTGTGTTGGCTCATCCCTGTATGAACCATCGATATAGGCCATCGCTGCGGCTGGACACTCCATAAAGTGCTTGAACTGCGATACGCTGAAATATTCTTGACTTGCTTCAGGGCTGTAATAATTCTCTCTTGTGAGTTCCATCTCTCCCTCCTTTATTTAGGCTCGAAATCTCTTACACGGACAGCCGCTACAATCTGACCGAACGCAGACACTGCAGGATCAACATACAGCTGTAACTTGCGGCCGACCCATTCATCCATGTATGGAGTTTTGAGCGCCTTCTCGATGTTCTTCATGTTGGTAGTGTTAAGAATCAGCGGTTTAACGTCACCCTCGAAGTACATTACTATCTTTTCCTCACTGCCTCCGTTTGGGTTTTGGATCTTCTCTTGGCGCAAGTCCTTGATCTTTACGATCATTTCCTGATCTCGATCAAATGCGTAAGTTCCGAGATAATCCGGATTTGTTGTTTTCTTCCAGTGGATGTGTTCTACCATTTTTTTAATCCTCCCCATAATATCCTTTAGTTTCATTAAGTGCTGCCATAAACATGTTTTCGTTTCCGCTTACAATAAGCCAGTTCGCTATTTCGTCGATCACGCCAAGAATAAAATCCAGGTCCTTGGCCTGTCTTTGCGTAACAAACTCGATAAAAGCATCGCGGCCATTTATGTACCGGCCATATCCATCATCTCCAGGCTTATACTCAATCATTTCTTTCCTCCTTTGTTTCTAGGTCGGTTTTCATCTCAACGGTGTATGCCTATTCCAATTTGGCCCCTCGCAGGTTGGATCCTCGCAAGTCTGCGTCCAAAAGGTTGGCGCCCCGAAGATCTGCACCTTGCAGGTCGGCTCCCCGAAGGTCTGCCGCAAACAAATTAGCCCCTCGCAGGTCTGCGCCCCGCAGGATGGCCAATCGCAAGTTGGCCCCACGCAAATAGGCACTCCGCAGGTCGGCATCCTGTAGGATTGCTCTCCTTTTGCCTGGTTCGTCATCTAACCATTTCCTGTGGTACCTCAAAATCTTGTTTAATTCGTAACTTCCCATCACTTTCTCCCTCCTTTACCATTCAACTGCTTCTTGTCTCGTCATAAAGAAATGAATCCCGTGGCTGCATTCGTTCCAGCGGTTGTTATCCCATTTGTCCGGGTATACTATTTCACCGATCTTATAAGTCTTCCCTCGGCTCGATCTGACATCGGCTTTATTCGCTCTTGTGCCGTCTTCATTCTGGATTTCCAGCACCTTTGCCATACTCGCCCTGCATTTGCTCGTGGTTGCGCTTGACCTTTTGGCGTCTTCCGGTATTTCCAGTTTTACGATGTATTCGCCGGCCTTTTTCCACGCAACAAATGATCCGGTTTCTGGGCACACCATTGGCCAGTCTATTTTTGTTGCTGTGTCCGTTTTTATTTCATACATGTCAGCTTGTCCAATATCGGCCCCCAGCAGGTTTGCCCCTTGCAGGTTGGCATTTCTCAGGCTGGCGCCCTGTAAATCGGCGCCACGCAGGTCTGCGTCTAAAAGGTTAGCCCCTCGCAGGTTGGATCCCCACAAGTCAGCGTTTCGGAGATCAGCCTCCCACAGGACAGCGCCGTAAAGGTTGGCGCCTCGAAGGTCGGCGCCCCGCAGGTCGGCACTACACAGGTTTGCGTCGCATAGTTTTGTCCCTTGTAGTGTGGCTCCCTGAAGGTCTGCCGCAAACAAGTTAGCCCCAAACAGTTCCGCTCCATGCAAATCCGTTCCGTGAAGGTCCGCAGCCGTTAGGTTGGCCACACCTTCATCGCTCCAGTCGTCAGGTCTCTCTAACCATTTCTTGTGTTCCCACAAAATCTTATCTAACTCTCTTTGATCCATTGTTTCCTCCTTTCCGGTCTACCTCGTCAGCGCCGGGGGACCATTCCCGACGGACAGCCCCGGAGGGCTGTTTCGGCTATAACTTATCTTCAATTCTTCTTCCGGAAGATTCCACCCAGGATACCAGACAGAGCCAGGATGAAGATGATTGCCCATCCCAGGATCGGGTGGCCATCACCAGTTGCCGGGCTGTCAACCGTCTTGGATTCCGCCTTTGCTTCATTCTTTACCTTGATGGTCTCGGTGTAGACTGTCTCAAACTCTGCGTCATCGTCAATATCCTCATCGTCCGGATCGATTACCGGGTCATCGGGATCGCCAGGCTCTTCCTCGTCCTGCTCCCAGATCGCTGTGAATGTTACTGTGGTGTCTCCGTCAAGGTCTGAAGCCTTGATTGTCCAGGTGTCTCCGTCCACGTACTGCTCACCGTCTTCGCCTTCCCAGTACAGGAATGTCCAGCCTTCAACCTCATCAGGCTCCGAGAACGTCTTGGTGTACTCGCTGAAGGCTCCGTCGTTGCTCCAGCTAAATGAGCCAGTGCTTACCTCGTCATTGCCGATAACGGTCAGCTTCGGGAACTGCTTTTCGCTATACTGTGCGTACACGTTCAGGGTTGCCGTCGGGCCTTCCTGACCTTCGAACAGTGCGATGAAGTCCTTACCATAAAACCGGTCACCGCTCCAAGTGTTGCCGAGCTCGTCCTTAAACTCTCCGGTGAATGTGTAGGTTGTCAGGCATTCAGTAATCGGGCTATACTGGTTAGCCGCGTTCTTTGCCTGCTTCCAATTATTGCTCCCGTTTGCAACCGCTGTCCAGGTCTGCGCTACTGAGTATCCGCTATTCTTGCGAACGTGGATTTTAACGGTGACTTTCTCGACCGGTACCGTTTCCTTTACGGCCGCCTTCTCTTCAGGAGCAGCCTTCTCCTCTACAGGGGCAGCCTCCACTCGCTGAACCTCTTCTCTTTGAAGTTCTGCTTCCTGTACTGGTACCGCTTCGACGTTACCGTTATCTTTGATTTCTTCTTTTGCGGGTGCTGATTCTCCACCAGAACCGTTATTTTCGCTGACCGCTTCAGTGTTAGTAGCTTCTCCATTGTTGTCCTCCTCACCGTAAACGTAATCAGTGTAGAGCCAGGCCCCAATCGCCAGTGCCAGCGCAAGAGCCAGCGACAGGAACGTGATTGCCGCTGCCTGCTTCTTGGTTTTGTCGTTCAATGTTTCGTCCTTCTTTTCGACGAATCCTTTACTTGTATAGTACTTCATTTTCTTTCTCCTTTCAAAATTTCAACCGTGTGTTTGTAATACGCTGTTAAATTTGATATTCTGTTGTCTGTCTCGTCCCCGTTGAGATGTAAAACCGTGAATTCTTCAGGTAAACCTATGATTGAATCATATATAATCTCGCCGGGGTTCGTACCTTGTGGCCACTCGATCTCGAGCTTATCCTCTCTTCGTCTAATGTATCCGAAGTTGCTTACCTCAAGCTCTTGGTTGCCTTTCATCGGGTACCATTTCTCCCTCATGACTTCCTCCTTTCTATGTGAGCTTGACACTCAAATAAGCCGCGATGGCTACAGCTATAACTGGTATAATTGTACATATAATGTCTGTTACTGTGTACTTGTTCATTTTCTCCCATCCTTACATCAGTGTTCCGCCGAGCGTCGACCACGGGTTTGTGACAACTGCGATGGTTGTTATGGCCGCTATGATGATCATCACCTCAACTACTGTCTTTATAACGTCCTTCATTTCTTCCTCCTTTCTTTCCTTTTCAACTGGGTTTCGATCTTCTTCAATGTAGAACGCATCGGTCATCAGGTCAAAGTTTCCCGACCAGGTTCTAATGTTTTGTGCTAATCTTTTCATTTTCTTTCTCCTTTTTTAGCTTGTCATCTTCAGCGGGTAGGTTGCTGTCCTTTCCCGGACCCCTCGTTGTGAGGGGTTTCGACTTAGTTATGATTTGGGCTTTTTCCGCTCGCTGTTGTCTCGTCTGTTTCGCGTCGACCGGTCGTCCTAACACTGTTTCATGTTGTCGCTGGCCCCTGTATTCAGTTGTTATCAAGTTCACCCTTGATCTATCTCTATTATACTGATGATTTTGTTTTTGTCAAGCCCCTATTGAATTTTTTTTTAACTTTTTTTCAAGCCCCTATAAGTGATGCAATTTCAGCGTTTGCGAGCATTCTCTTCTTTGCCTTTTGAATCGTCTGGTGAACATTTTCCTTGCTGCATCCGAGAATCTTTCCAGCATCTGTGTACGAGTGTGGCTCACATCCGAACCCGAATACTAATGTTACGATCTCGTACTGTCTCTTTGTCAGAACCTCTTGCAGCTTGTTCAGCAAAATGTCTCTATCGATCTCGTCATTGATGGTTTCGAATTCTTCCTCTGCTTTTGGATCGCTAAACATTGAGCCGAAGTTCTTCTCCTCATTGCCAACCGCGGATTCATCTAACAAGCCCTGATATTCGAGTGATCTAATTCGCTTTCTTCTTCCGCCATTTATTGCCGCTGTTACTTGATTGGATGTTAACCCTGTCATCTTCATTATCTCTGACTTGTTTGGCTTTCTTCCATTCTCGAGCTTAAAATCCTCAATGGCGTGATGCACTTTTCTAAAATTCCTTATATTATTGTAAGGAACCTGGAGCCCGCTGTTGTATAATATCTTTTCCATTCTGCCCTTAACCATGTACACATAGAAGGTGCTGAACCTTGCTATAGATGGATCAAACTTCTTAACAGCGTCCATCATTGCCATAAATAGTTCCTGCATTATGTCGTCATTGTCAAGCTCAACTTCTGTAAAAAGCTTCCTATATGGTTTAATAAACTTCATTCCTAAAAACTTTACATTCTCGTACAGTTCGCCAGCTGCTTCCATGTCTCCATTCTGGATTGCCAGTGCTAGTTCCTCGTTAGTTCTCATTTTTCCTCCTCCTCTTCAACTTCGATTAATTCGTGAGCAGTTACCTTACCATCTTTGAATTGTTTAACTGATTCCTTGATCCAACATTCGTTTTCTTCGTCTTCGTATCCATATTCATCCGGGAAGTCAACGTCCATGTACGGGTCAAGTGGATCATATCCATGTGTATCCATAAACATGTCCCTGTAGTGATCCTCCACCATCCTGTCACTCCAATACTCTCTCATTTTTCCTCCTCCTTATTGTCCAGTGCTATGTAAGTGTTTGTTCCCAACTTCATTCCTTTCGCCGCCCACTTTACCGCAACATCACCCTTTCCATAAAGCGATTCCATGATCATTGAGAGCAAGTATATCATTGCTGTTATTGATCCCATCGTGTACGGTATTGAGGACGTCTTGTACTTCTTAATAATCGCTTCTGCGTTATCGAACACCTCTGATGTTCCTCGATCCATTTCTTTTCTTTCTTCGTCTGTCATTTTATTCCTCCTTATCTCCCAAACATTACCAGCGTGATTAGTGCGGCGAGAGCGAGATCAAGGACGATCTGCGTCACCACTACGAACCCGTCAAACTTTCCAATTCTCATCTTTTCCTCCTTTACGCCTGCTGTCCCCGTCGAAACGCGAACTTGTTCATCTCAACAAACTTACCCTTCACTTTTTTCCCGATTACGTCCATCCATGCCTCTTCGCTGAAGGGAAGATCGCGGGAAGCTGCGCCCAGCAGCACGACGTTGACCGCCTTGTCGCTTCCGCACTCCTCCGCAATCCGCAGGGCATCAAACGCCTTGATCTTCCCCGCGCGTTTCGCCAGCGCCTCCTCCAGGTTCTCCGGCCAGGCGGCCTGTCCCAGAATCACCGGCATGGGCAGAATCTGCTGCACGTTGACGTACAGAGCTCCCCCTTTCTTCAGATAAGGGAGCCAGCGGTAGGCTTCCAGCTGTTCAAAGGCAAGAATAATGTCCGCTTCCCCTTCCTCAATGAGGGGCGCGCCGACCCTGCCGTCGCTGATTTTCACATGGGTTATCACGCTTCCGCCCCGCTGAGCCATGCCGTGGACCTCGCTGATCTTCACATCGTATCCGCCATCCAGCGCCAGATTGCCGAGAAGCACGCTGGACAGCAGTGTTCCCTGCCCGCCGACGCCGACGATCATAATGTTGGTATTCATTGCTTCTCCTCCTTTTCTATCTTACCACGATCATTTCTTGACCCTGTCCGTCCGTTGCCATCTTCATTGTCTCATCGTCGTAATATGCAACCCCGTTACTGTCTGCAACAACCCAGCCGCCTTCTACCTTGTCAATTACCGTGATCCAGTGATCCAGGGTTCCTTTGCCACCGTAGTATACTGTTTCGGCGTGTACTGCGATGATTGCTACTCCCTCTTTGGCTGCCACTTCGAGCTCGTCCAGTGTCGGGTTGTTAACCCAGCTGCTCTCGATTCCCGCCATCTCGTACATGATGTTCTGGATGTCCATCGCTGTAGTCCCGCCAGCCTTTGTGGCGAGGCCGTGAGTTACTGCGTAGCTCATAACCTCTTCCTCGGTTGTGTCTGATTCTGTTACGATGTCTATTACGTTGCTGGCGCAAACCACTCCGCAGTTCTCGTACATCTGGTTGTAATCAAGTCCTTCAATTGTGTATATTGGCTCGCTTTCCGTTACCTGTCCAACCTCTGAAGCGGTTACCACTTTGGGCTCTTCGTTGTTGGGCTCTGTGTTGTTCAGCGGGTCAAGGTCTTGTCCACATCCTGTCAAGATCATCAGTCCTATCATCATCATTGTTGTTGCGATTATTTTTTTCATTGTTTTCTCTCCTCTCTTTTTCTTGTCTATATAATACCACACGTCAACCACCATTGCAACACTTTTTTTAAAAAAATGACGAAATAAATGACGAAATAAATTGTCAAGTAAAAACGAAATCTACTTGACAAAGTCAGAATATTCAAGCAATAAAAAAACCCCGACCGAAGCCGGGGAAAAGAAGGGAGGAACCCCCTCGAAAGGGGCAGTATTATGGGAGGCGTTCTTTGAACTCGTCAATCCAATTCCACATTGCTTTTTCGTCAGCCTCGAGTTGAGTGACGCGCTCCACAAGATTATTATGCTTCTCGACTTTCTTCTCGAGTTGCTCGATCCTGTAAATTGCTTTACTAGCATTTGAAATTGAGATCGCCAAGTTTGAGATGATCGCACATGCTCCAGTTATGATTGCCACAATAATCGCGTCTGTCATCACCTCTCGCCTCCTTACTTAGCTCTATAAACGTTATATATTTTACATTCGGACGGCTTTCTCAGAGTGCTGAAATTCTGAATCCGTCCGTAAGTCTTACCAACATAGTGCGCATTAGCGATCTTACCATTACCGAGATAAATCGCGATGTGACCGCCTCCGCCTTTTTTTAGGTAGAATATCACATCGCCAGGCTGCAGGTTCTTGGTGCTCTTGCATTGTGCCAGGTACATATATAGGCTGCTGGCTGCATACTTTCGAACGCCGTCCAACCCGCGCGGCCATTTAGGATCAACTCCTGAGGCCCTTAAAACGGTACCAACAAAGACGTCGCAGCTTACGCCTTTCTTCGGTCGATCCGACCATTTGCTGCGGTTCGGATACGCCTTGTTCAGTGCTTCCTTGTAAGCCGCGGTCGGTTTCCCGTTAGGGTACTTGTACTTGCTCGAAGACGTTCCCTCAGGCCACGCACACGCCTGCGCCATTGCGACAATCTTTTGCGCGTTCGTACTCGGAGTTGGGGTCGGTGTTGGTGTTGGTTGCGGTTGTGGGTTCAGGCCGTAATACTGGTTAAGGTACGTTTGGAGGGCCTTGATGGTTTTAGGTCCAAACTTCCCATCTACACTAATATGTGCACCCTTACCATTGAGGAACCGCTGTAATCTCTTGGTTGTATTCGGTCCCCACTTACCATCCTGGGAGGCGCCGACGCGCTTCTGGAGATGTTTGATGGTATTCTTTCCGATCTTGCCATCCTGAGAGACGCCCAGCCACTTCTGCATGCGCTTCTTTGTATTTGGGCCGAATTTGCCGTCGACTGATAATGCTTTCATAATTTCCTCCTAAAAAAAGTTACCTTGGGTTTAAAACTCCGGCCTACTCTCGCCGCCCGGATTAGCCTTAACGGCATCCGGCGGCTGCGGGCCTCATTGAGAATACGCGGGGTTTCTTATATATTTATTTATTTATATATTTATATATAAATAAATATATATAAGAAACTGTCTAAATTTTGTTGTAGCCAACCTCTGGATTCCTTGAATTTTCAGCGTTTATGAAGAATCTTTCAGTGATATAGGCCTGAGCTTTTGTTAAGTGCGTCGCAAGCAGCTCATGTTTCATATTGCTCCAGCCAACGCGTTTAATCTCAGAGAACATGCACTTTCTGCTCTTATACCCATTGCCGCCATACCAGCGATTGTTGTTAAGCTCTGTATAGGTATTTCCCCTAGCTAAGCCAATGTAAATTAGCCCGTTTGGAAATGTGTGTTTGTACACAGAGCATTCAAGCTCACCATCCATCAGGTTGAAGCGCTTGATTTTCCAGCATTCAGGGCAAAACTCGACGCCGGTATAAGTCTCAAACACTTTCCCGCATTCGCAACAATATCTTCTCATATTCACTCCTCCCGAGCATTATTCCAGTCAATGCCTGGAAAATGGTTGTTGCATTTTTTGCAACACCCACGTGTAAGTATTGCACCCACAAGCCGGGGGACTGGGGCTCACCACTTCCCGGTCCCCCTTTATGGCGATGGGTGACCTAAGATAGCGAACCCGTTCCGCTCGACCGGCGCAACTGGTTATAGGCTGATTTAATCAAAGCTGTTCCCACTTCCCTATTCCACTATCAATGTGCTTTTTCCGATCCTTTTCCTCTGCAGATTTTGCATCGTTCCAGTGTGACATGTCGCCGACCAGATAGCCGGTGATACGGCGGATGCGCTCAAATGGCACCTCTTCAAATTTATAATTCAAATCAACATATTCACCGTCGATATGTATGTCGAGCTGTTTCAGTTTACGATTGTGCTTTTTTTCTAAATAATTAACGTACGCTTGTTCTTCCTTTTCAGAAATACAGTTTCCCGTAACGTGTACCAATTTAGTCTCCTTTCCTCTATTTTTCGATATAAGATAGACTTCTCTCCAGCCACACAATGATACCTAAAACCGTGTTTGAACGATTCTAGGTACCATTTTGTGCCTTCTAGGGGCATCTCTGAAGCGGATTTACTTCTTGACGGTTTCGTTAAGATACCGCTGCAGAGCCATGATGGTTTTGCGGCCAAATTGTCCATCGACCTGAACCTTGTGACCGTTCTTTCCAAGATAGCGTTGCAGAGCTTTTGTTGTGTTCGGTCCCCAGGCTCCATCGGCTTTGGTTCCGACTTTGTTCTGCAAGGCCTTTACGGTTGCTTTGCCAACAATGCCGTCCTGGTTGACTCCGAGCCAGCACTGCATTTTCCGCTTCGTGGCTGGACCAAAATCGCCGTCAACAGCAATCTGCGCATACGGATCAGGAGTCGGTTTTGGTTCTGGCGGAACATAGCCACTATAAGCAGGACGCGCGGCACTGCAAACCTGTGTGTAGTACCTTGTCTTCCTACACACCATACCGCCGTTGCTCTGTGAGCCAGATACTGAGGTGTTACCCTCGATGCAGATTAGATTGTTCCCAGACACACTCTCAACAATACCAATGTGTTGCCTATAAGCATTCATCTTGCCGAAGTCGAAACACACGATGTCGCCCGGTTGTGCCTGTCCAAGGTACCACTGACGGGTTGACCTTGAAGTGTTCTTTTTCATGATCCACTTTCCGCCGCACTTAGACACAACCTGATCTTGCGCATAAGCAGCGTTTGCGTTATGTGGAAAAAGATTCCCACAGCCAGCGTGTTGGAAGCACCACCAGCAGAACTCCGCGCACCAAGGAGTGCCGTTCAATCCAAACTCTGCACCGTACTTTGTTTTATTTGAGTTTTTCGGTGATTCTTTTATGCCAATTTGTGATGCGGCAATCTTTGTAACGTCTACGTTGGAAATCATTTTTCTCACCTCGCCATACTATCCCCAAATAACTGTGCCTATTCCGCCTTTTGCGATTGAAGCATTTGGCATTGAAAGGCCCAAATATCCTATTCCAGACTCGACTTTGTACGAAAATGAAATTGTATTTCCTTGCCACAACGTACCATTGCATGTATAGACGCTCACTATACTACTGTTCTCAATCACACCGGTCCATACACCACTTCCAACACCTTCAAATACTCCGGATAGTGTGAACGCTCCATCAGTTGCTATGCCGTATGGCTTCGCTATCCATAAGGTCGTTCTTAAGTCATCAGACTCAAAGGATTTAATGCATAAAATTCTATCCACGATCTTATCAAGCAATAAACCGAGTTTCCCATCAATATTAGCCATAAAACACCTCCATTTTATACGTTTAGTTTAGCGTTCAAATCATTAATAGCGAGACTGTTTATCAGCATTGGAGTTACTGCCCTATAAAAACCCCAAGTAGCATCATATACAAGTAGTAACGTTGTGTTGGAATCAAAACGATATAGCGGAACACTCGAATTGTACGGGCCGTAATATCTAACTTCTTTATATCCGGTAGATTCAACGTCGATCTGCATATATCCGCTTCCAGCATAGTTTGATGAAAAGTGTACAGCAATTGCAGAACCATCAACAAGTTTAAAACCGGGGCACGATACTGTTCTAATGCCTCCATTTGATGTCGATCTGCCAAACCAAATACCGTACTTGTCAATAGCATCGTTGAACGTTTCCGCATTAAGTGGGGTCCCTTCTTCTGTTACTGTTCCTTCTTCCATTGTAACGTCGTACTCTCCATCAGCACTTGTTGGTGTCAATTTCATACGGCCTGGATGTTCAACAACCCTATCTTTAAAAAAATTAGCCATAACTGCACTCCTTTACTCTATATGTCCTTCAAAATAATCATCCGGCAAATCCTCCTTTTCGGGAATGTCGGTAGTTCCCAATGACGCCATGATCGGAGACAGGATTGCCATGACTACGCCAACGATCACGGGTTTCAATGCCGGGTCGATTGAGAACTCACCGACAAGCAGGTCAAGGTTTGCAATAATTACGCCGATGACGCCTTGCAGAATTGTCCGCAAAAGTCTATATTTTGCGGAGTTATTAATCAAAAATCTGTTCATTTGTCCCTCCTTTACAACGAAATATCAATATAATATTCAACGATATCATACGAGCCGGACAGTGTACCTGCTGCAGGAATGAGAATCCAATAATCCTGCGAGACTCTTACGTCAAAAGTCGGGACCAAAGTCCATCCATCACGGTTAGTTGAATACGCAGCGAGAAACGGCTTTTCTTTTGGTACGTTTGTCGTGAGGGCATACACTTGTGTTGGTCCAACCTGCACAGGAGTCAGTCCACTCTCTGTTCCCTTTTTGGGAATTAACTGATTCAGGATTGCAGACAGCCTCCCTATATATGTGGATAATCCAAGTGCCGACTCAATTGCGTCCAGCTCAGAATCTGTAATAATTGGGCCGCTTACCATCTTCCAGTATGTACCAGTATACACAAATACAATGACTTGATCCGCGTCCCACGCGCAACGCATTTGCCCCGATGCATATTGACCGGTATCCAAAATGTTTTTTGCTCCAGTTGAGTTTACATTAAGCGTAACCTGACCGTCGTATTCACTACCATATGTAAACTGAACAGCAATAGTTGAACCGGTTACAAGTGTGAAACCCGGGCAAACCACCTCTTTTGCTGCCGTATTTGCCGCAGTTGTACACGTTCCATACCAAGCTCCATATTGATCCAACATCCCGTTAAATGTTTGTGCATTGAACGGAGTTCCCGCGGTTGTCACGGTTCCTTCTGCACGATCAACATCATACTCGTCCGAGCCGCCGGTTGCCGTTAGTGTAACCCTGCCAGGATGTTCAACAACTCTGTCTGTGAAAAAGTTTGCCATAATTTCCCCCTATGAATATTTTCCTCCAGCGTTAAAGCTATCTCCAGCATACAGATAAGACGTACCAAGTTTTTCTCCAACGTAATGGTTGAGCCTTGACAGGTATATGTATGCAGCCAACATGTTATAACATACAAGCTCGATATCCTCCACCGCGTTGATATTGTTCCATGTCATGTTACTATCAGCAACGATCGGTGGGGTGTAATTTAATGCTGTGCAAACGTTTTCCAAGCATGTGAGCAGTTCCGTCCATAACGTTGTGGTTATAATGTCATCCCGTGCCCAAATCGTTTGACTAATTGCAGATCCTGCTATTGGGATACCAGAATTGACACACGCATCATACAGCCATTTGAGATTCCCGGTTATCCTATCCATATCCTGATACGTCATCACAGACGTTCCATCCGTTCTATCTGTAACCGGTGTAGTCCACGACATTAAATTACCCCCTTCCTGTAAGTGATGTCAGCGTATGTACCGCCGCCCTCGTGTGTGATTGTGATATTCTCGAGCGTTATATCCTCATACGTTCCATCAAGCCTTTTAAGCTGTCCAATATCGCGCGGCTGCAATCTCGGGTCACCCTTCCATCTAAACGAACCAGATTCTATTGACCTATACATTGGCGAGTTTAGCATGTTCGGATAAATTTGAATCGGTGACGACGTCATTGTTAGTGCCGACATTTGACCAATGATTGGAGCGTCTCCATAATCGTAATTTATCGAATTTCCCACACTTGTATACGTCACAGCTTCATTGTTCTCACTAATCGCCATGCCGTAGATATCAAGGTCTATAGACTCGGCATCAGAATCGATTATATCAGCGGTAACCAACACATTCCACATTTCAGACGCTGTTGTTATTTTGTGGCCAGGTGTTGTATCATATGGCCAATTATCATAAGCCTGATCCCACGGGACAAAGTTTGAATACAATCTTTTTGTTGTGGCATTAAATTCAGATTCAAAATTACTCTTAGGAATATCTCCATCGTTCAACTTCATTCCAACTGAATCACTGTTGTTTATGACGATTGTTGGCATTGAATTTGCTACTCTGTGCCCCCATTCATTTATGGGAACGACAGGAAACGTACAGTAAAACGGAATCCTTGTGTGATACGTTGCCTGAAGCTTTGCGGCGATGTCATTGTCTGCGTACGGTCCGAGGTATAACCCAATAACCCATGCATATGCTTTTACATCGAAGTTGAGTGAAGTTCCAACATTTTTTATAAACGTAGCAGTTCCAACCTTTGTTGCGTATTTATCTCCGACAGGCATGCTCATATTCCAAATTCTTGTCCATGACATGTTTACTTTTGATATTGGTCTCTCTATGTTTGTTTGAACCTCTCCGCAGTCACTCTCGTCGATAATAAACGACCCTGTGCTTGGGTTTGTTTTCAATGTTGGAATGCCAGCGTCAACATAATTAAGCATGAGCCGATCTTTTAACTTTCCACGACCGTCAAGCAAATTATATGTCTTGTCCGTTATGTTTAAGCACTGATTAGCAAACGCTATAAGATCTCTCGCTTTTGTTGATTTTGGAACTATCCAGCGATATGAATTATCCGACCAATCTGTGGACACCTCTGATGTATCCGGTGTAATGCCCGCCCTTTTGAGGAAGTAGAGAATCGTATTTAAGAAACGGCCGGATTCGTTTTCAGTGATCGGTGCATACGTTTCAATATCTTCCAGAAAGTGAACAGCATCAACGGCATGAATTGACATGATATTATCTTTCCACGTTATTTGCCCGGATATATAAAACTCCCTGGTTGGTGACATATCACCAGCATATCCAGCAGAATACGTTATTGGTGTGTCTTCTGGGATTGACGCAACAACGCGTGTTATATCACTGTCATTGTATACATCAACGTTTAGCTCAGATTCTGGCAGCGTTTGATTCACCAATGATAAATCCGATCTTAATGACACATCCGCGCGAACTATGTTCGCGTTGTTAATAACCAGCGTTACCCCAGGAATTGCTGAACTAACTTCTACACGACTATTTGCATTGCTCGGCGTAAATGTCATTGAAGCGGACGCGGCATTTACCTGTATAACAATTTGATTTCCAACAATTACCGACGTTGTGCCTCCGCACGTCACAGAGTACGCACCTGTAACATTTAACGTCAATCCTTTAATCGTGTCAGAGCTTGTCGCGGTTAACTCCAAATTCTGTCCAACATGTCCACGGACACCAATCTTTCCGTTTTGCGCTGACGGTGTAACACTTGAATCGTACAGTTCACAAGTCCCGTTAAGGGGAAATCCATCCTCTTTGAGATCAGCCAGTTTTCTCATTGGCCACGCCTTATAACTGTAATCAAGGAGTGCTGAAGAGTCGTATATTTTTGCCGTTCCAGAGTATCCTGAATAAGTTAACGGAGCTTCATCTGGAATATCGAGCTCGATTAGCACCTGCATTGGGTCGCGTATTTGTTTTGCGTTTTGAATATCAATTCCAGACATATTTTCTCCTTATATTTCAAATAACTTTGGTTCTGTTCCATATGAAGCTTTGCCTGCTCCACAAAATGATCTAGATCGCATGTCTTCTCTTGCATGTGCGTTAATAAATCTCAATGTGAGGCCAACACCTGACCACGCTACGTTCCCGTCAGGGTCTGTCAATCTCGTTACCTTTGCTGATGTAACGGTTGGAATAACTGACTCCGTAACGCTTTGGTTAAGCTCGTTAGAGAAAACCAAGCTTACTGCGCTTCCGGATAATGCAAGAATCTTTTGTAATTGGCTCTGTGGGATGTTGTCCCAGGTAAGCGACAAATCTGCATATCTCCAGCCAACAATATCGCCAACGCGCTTCCCTGTGCATGTTTCATACTCTCCGGCATAGATATATTCACGGGACAACGTGAAATCATTGCCCCGGAATATCTCTTCTCCATTAAGTGTGATTGTATTAAAAATTCCAATCATCGTATCCCCCTATCCAAGGATTTTCTTGTACTGGTCATAAGTTTTAACAACAGTCTCACCAAGATCAGGACCACCCTTAAACAGATAATTCTGTATGGTGATCTCTCCACCAGCTGCGGCTCCCTGTACCATGTTGTTCATTGCAATGCCGTTAACAATGCTATCCGCCATGGAGTTCATCATTTGTTGCAGTCTGTCAATCGGGATAACCGCCTCTGGACCAGCTTCACCAACACCAATTACAGATGGGCTATTGAAGATACCACCTTTCTTGTACCAGTCAATACTGAAGTGCGGCACCTGTGGAGGATTAAGCCCGAACTTCCCTTTGATTTTGAAGTGCGGAAGCTTAATCTTCGGCAACGACCATTTGAATTTGAATATGCTTTTAAGCTTATCAACAATCCCTTTAATTATGTTGTATGCCGTCCTGATCGGTGCTGTTATTGCATTGCCGATAGCCTTCCACATCGTCACGGTTACGGTTTTAATGGCCTTCCATGCGGTTGTGAATATTGTCTTGTAGAAGTTCAGCAAGCCCGTGAAGTATGCCTTGATAGCGTCGAATATAAATGTTGCCGCCGTCTTTATTCCATTCCAGCAGGTAATAAGGAATGCTTTTACCTTATCCCAATTCTTGTAGAGTGCGACACCTATGGCAATTGCCGCAGCTATTGCCGCAACTACAAGCCCTACTGGCCCAAGAAGTGCTGTAAATGCTGCGCCCAACACGGGCGCTATTGCTATTATACTTCCTATCGCCGACGCTATTGCTCCGAACACAATCAGAAGCGGACCGATGACCGCTGCCAGCATTCCAATAACTACAATTATCTTTTGTGTTCTTGGTGACAGTTCGTTAAACTTGTTTATCCACTCTGTTAGTTTCTGAATAATCGGCGTGACTACAGGAAGTAGAACTGTTCCTATTGCCGTTCCAAGGTCCTGTAGTGATGCTTGTGCAATCTTGATGCTGTTTGCTGTTCCGTCACTGGTCCTTGCAAAGTCTCCTTGTGCGTCCTTCGTTTTATCAAGGACATATTGATAACGGAGCATCGTTTTTTCCGTCTGGGTCATCGCACTCCAGACAAGCCCTTGATCTTCGGCGAACTGCTTCAGGTTTGTATCAGTCATAACGACACCGAACTTCTTTAGTGCTTCAGATTCACCAGTGAATATTCCTTCAAGAGCTTTTGATGACTGATCAACACCAACGTTGAAGTACGAACCAAGGTCTGCAGAAAGCCCAGCAAGCGTTGTTGACATGCCTGCAGCTTCCTTGTCTGATATTCCTATGCCCTTAGCGAGTGCACCAAACGCAGACGCGGCGTCGGTTGCTTGAACCTTCGACAAGCCGAATTCTGTTTTTGCGGTATCGGACCACTTCTTTACAGCCTCGGCATTGTCACCAAAAGCAACATCTAATTTGTTAAGGTTCTCTTCGTAATCTGATGCGTATTTAGCAGCAAGTGTGTACCCAGCAACAATCGGTGCGGTTACTGTCGTTGTGAACTTCTGTCCGACCGAGGTCATCTTGTTCCCGAGATCCTTGAACTTCTTACCAAGTTGCTCAAATTTAATATTGTCAAGCTTCTTTAGTTCTGCCGTGAAGTGCTTCAGTTTTGATTCAGTCTCAATAATTTCTCTTTCAAGCTGCCGATATTCTGCAGATTGCTTATCCGCGCCCGGCGTCTCCTCAAACTTTCGTTGCGCTTCACGCAATGCATCAAGTTTTGTTTTTGTTTGCTGAACTTTATCCCCGAGCAGCTGTTGTTTTTGTGCAAGCAGTTGCGTGTTTCCAGGATTGAACTTCAGCGCCTTATTGATCGCACGCAATTCCTTGTCGGTCTCGCGTGTCTCTTTGTTCATTTCGCGCAGTGCTTTTTGAAGCTTTGTTGTATTGCCCGAAAATTCAATTGTGATTCCCTTGATGTTTCCAGCCATGTTTATTTACCCTCTGCGCTCTTCTTCTCGTCTTGATAAAACTCTTCAATGACCTGCTCTTCAACCTTTTTGATATGCGGATGTGCAGGCGTTCTTCCGCCATTCCTGTTTGCGTGTCCGAATTCCAACAGGTGCGTTAACTGATAATGGTTTTTGTTGTACACGGTCGACATTGTAGCTTTTATGCTGCTTCCCTTACCCTCGGTTTTTAATGTCCAACTCCTTGCATACGCGCCAGTTCTTTTCGGCGACTGCTCTCTGAGGAGTGTTACGGCACGCTTTCCGGCTGCCTCGACGTTCTTGTCGTTGTCCTTATCAAGGTCTTCCTTGTAATCGTCAAGAATCTCATTGACAGCGCTTTCCAGCGTGTGGTTTTCGTCTACTGTCCATTTGTTTCTTGCCACTTTATCACCCCAACAGTGCATCAATATCGGCTTGCGTAGCCTCTCTCTTGTGAACAGTTTCGCGCTCTTTCTTCTCTCGATCTGGGTCCATAACTTTATCGTATTCAATTATGTAGTCGACGATTTGACCCATCTCCATTGACATTATAGCTTCGTACGAAAGCTTTCTTTCGGCCCCTGCAATATAGACTGTATCAAGTCCTATTTGCGAATCTTCTTCAGTCCGTTCAGGAGCCTTTCCCCGTTTTTTGAGCTTACCGAAGATTCTACGATCGCAGTAAAGAGTTCTGGAATTACGACGTCGAGCGGGAACTTTTCAAAACTGTTAAAGAAGTCTTCCGGTCCGCCAATGCTCTTATCCGCGTTATAAGCCATCGCCCATAAAACTTGATAAACGGTAGTGATTTCCATTCCTGCAAGCTTGATAAAGGCATCCGTGATGGTGTCATCATTCATCAGGTTCTTTATGCCGTCAGGTGTAACTTCCGCCTCACCATTTTCAAGCATTGTTGCAATAGCACTAACAATCGACTCAATAATTGGCATCAGATCTGGGAATATATCATGCCCAAATCTATTTCTATATACAAACAGCCATCCGGCGGAAGTATTCAACTCCACTTTCTGGCCTTCAAATTCGATAGTCTTAATCATTGTTTACCTCCCTTGCTAACAATAAAGTGACTTTCCGGGGCGAGAGTTTCCCGGCCCCGGATTGTCTCGACTTCCTGTTGTGGGGAACTTCCCCATCCTTGGCTGTCATTGCAATTAAGTTGTGTGCGGTACCGGCGGGTTGGTAAAGATTGTCGTATAGACAGCACTACCGTCAGTATACGCCGCACGGGTTACGCCAGTCTTGTTATCGCCATTTACAGTAAACGGCAGCGTCGCGGTTGCAGGCTCGATCGAATCTTCGGTTGTGCTGTATTCTCTGCTGATCTGTCCGATAGAGACGTTGTAAAAGATTCCCCTGCGGGCCTTGTCATCGCCCTCTACCTGGAACGCAAAGTATACAGTCTTGTTCTGCTTACCCTTAATCTGCGCAATTCCACCGTCGGCCAGCTGGCTGTAATTCATGAATGTGGTTTTAAATGTGTCATCAAACAGCGCATTCTCAATCTCTCCACTGTAACCGTTATCGGAATAACCCGACCAGTATGTTACATTGTCCGCATAGAACTTATTCTCTTCTGTTTCTGCGTCCATGCTAATATTCACCGTTCCCGGGATAGCATACGGAGTGCCCAGAGTTACCGAGCCGTCAGTTCCAACAATGTACTCGCCAATATGAAGATTGGAGACGCCGTACATTACTTTGTTAGCCATTAATAGCCTCCTTAAAATGTGTAGTAGATTTCAAATACGTCCTCGGCATCGATGTAGATGTCTTCAGACTTTTCATACTTGAGCCCGTTTGAAAGTAGCAGCGCTTCAATCTGCCCCTCAAAATCCGGGTCTTTCTTCTTAAAATAATATTCAAGCCGATATCGATCAGCTGTTACATAATAGGTGTTGTCGGCTTCGAATTGATCTTGACCTGCACCGAGTAGCACAAGGTACGGAACCGTTACCGGTTTTGAATGGTACCCGTACGCAATCGGTTTACCAAGCGTTGCCAGTGTCTGGTACATCGTCATCATTCATTTCCTCCACTGCCTTGTAAATGTAAATCTTCATTGCAGAAGCTTTTACCAAAATAGATGTAATTTTCTCCAACTTTTTCACCAATTCTGTGATCTTTCCATACAATGTGATTTATTTCTTGGTCTTCTACTGGAGTTTCTGGTTCGTCTGGAGTTTCTGGTTCGACATCTTGCCCACCAGGCTCAGGCTCCTCATTGAACCCAGCTCTTTCCTCGCACACAAGGTTAACAATGTCACGGTTGCCGTCCCAATCGACACGAACAACAGTGTACAGCTTTCCTTCGTGCTCCAAAACCTTTTCGCCTTGATAGTCCTCTGTATTGGAGATTCTGAAAGTCTTTGACGGATGCAAACCAACCTGTGACGCATTATAGAACTCACTCTCATAAACTCCACGCTGTTGTGCGAATATTTCACGGTCTGTGGTAGTCCTGATTTCGTTCCCATAATCGTCATGGGTGATGACGGGTTCTGATTTCAACGTTATTACCGTATCAAACATCACTCATCATCCCCAATCCAGATTGTGTAACCAGTGCAGGTAGACAGCTGCGCCTTCTGCTCGTCGTAGCTCTTCTTGAACTTGTAGTAATCATTCTGTGCTACGTTGCCGAAGTTCATCTTACAGTATGTAATTACAGCCTGCGTTACCAACATATCCGCATTGGTTGTAAGAACCTCCACTGAAATATCAGTTACGCCAAGATCGAGCAACGCCGCACTAATGAGTCCATTAAGCTCGTCATTATAGGCTTCCGTTTTAATTCTCAGCGCCTGCTTCACTTTCGCCAGCATTTTCTGCCTCCTGCCTCGCTTGGTATTCAAGGAAAAAGTTTCTTGTTACTGTGTGATACCCGATATGTCCAAGTGATATTGTCGGATCACACCAAATTCGATAGCCGCACTCACGGGCCCGGATGCAGAGCGCAATGTCTTCTCCAGCTCCCATGAAAGGCGTGAACATTTGCTTGTACTTTGCGAACACTCCCATAAAGACTTCGGTTTTCATCAGCACGCAGCCAAAGCCGCAACCGCCGATTTCAAACAACTCGTTGTCAATTCTTGAGAAGTCCGACCATATGATACCTTCATCGGTACGTTCAAGCTTGTCGAACAGTACCGGCGTGTAAGGCTCAACTCTCCTAAAGTACAGGCCTGTTACAATGTCCACGTCATCCCTCTCCATGTGCTTCATCAGCCTCTGGAGAGTGTCCGGCGGAAAGGTCATGTCACTGTCAAACCACATAACATAGTCTGCCTCTGACTTGATAGCTTCCCTTGCGATATCGTCTCGCGCAGCGTAGATCAGTGAGCCAATCTTGAACATAAGGCCAAGCTTACACTCTGGTGCTCCGACTGATGTTAGCCGCGCGAGCGAATCCGCAAATTCTGCGGGCACTTGATTCATACAAGGCACGCCAATTAGTATTTTTTTCATTTTTTCCTCCCTTCCCGCCGGATTTAATTATTTCGTGATCTTCACGAAGGCGCCCGGCTGAGTTACGCCAATGCCGACATACTCACGACCCAGAATCTCGATCAGATCCTCTTTCTTCTTGCTCATCGTATCGAACTTGAAGTCGATTCCCTGACCATTCGGGAAGTTCGCAGTCACGCCACCCAGGTCACCAACAATTGCATAGGTGTTGCCAGTGGTCGCAGCGCTGTAAGCCTTGATGGTGTTGTTGAAGATGACCGGGCATCCTTCAAAGATGTCGGTGCTGAAGTTTCCACCATACTGCACACCCTTGAACGCAGCATAGGTCTGCTTGTTCATGATGATAGCCGGGTTGGACACTTCATCGGACAGCTGACCCAGAGCGGTGGCAACGGTAGCCTGACCAATGCTGGCCTGAACAACCTTCGGAATACCAACGCAAGTGGTTGTGGAAACGGTTCCGCAAGCCTCAATCTGGACAATAACCTCATCGGCAGCCTTCTTGGCAATCCGATACGCCAGCTCTTCATAGATGTACTGCAGGAACGCCTCACCACGCAGGTCATACACTTCATCAGAAATGCTGATCCACTTTTTGATGCTTCTCGGCTGAATTTCCACAACACCCAGTACCAGGGTTTCCTCAGCAACAGCTTCTCCGCCCTCAGTGTGGAACACAGCGTCAGAACCACTAATTTCAAAACCAACCTTCAGGTTGCCCTTAATGAAGGTTTTCCGAACCTGAGACATGATGCCTTCATTCTCCCAAGCGTGGCGGACGATGTCCTCGACAACTTCGGGAACCGGAACAGAACCGGACACGTTTTCGGTGAGCAGCGCACGGCACTCAGCATCATTCTCGCTCTTAATGTACTCTGCAAAAGCGTCAACATACTCAGCAGTGTTTCTTACTTCCATGTTTGTCATTTTTCTCTCCTCTGTTTTGACAACTTCTTCGATAACTTCAGTTACTTCGCCCTCTCCAGCAGCTACAGCTGACCGGATCTCGGCTTTCTTCGCTTCTTCGTTTGCCCTCTCTTCGATTTCCGCGTTGATTGCGCGTACTTCCTCTTCGAGAGCGTTCAGATCAGCTTCGGGATTCTCGACCTCGGTCGCGATCTGGGCCTTTCTTTCCTCAAGCTCCTGAACTGACATTTCTCTGATTTCCATTTAAACCTCCGCAAGAATTTTAATTCTCTTGATTTGCTCTTCGCGTTCTTCCTGAAGCCGTCTCTCCGCGGCGCGAGCCTCGATCTCTCCGTCAATTCTCGCTCTGGTGGAAACGCTTAAGCTTGTGCCTGGATTAGCCGGAAAGCTAACAGGTGAGACGTCAAACACCTTAGCTATCCGATCAATCACTCTTGTATTGGTGTCGCGTTCGATATGATCTTCAGCGACAGTAAAAGCGAAGGACATTTGCGGATAATTACCGGCCGCAATGTCTTCATAGAGCTCGCGCCCTCTTCGCGTTCTACCAAGATCGGCCTTGTTCCACAGCCCATGCTCGTCTGTTCCGAGTTCAATGGTTCCTGCGGATGACCGTGCGTAAACCGGACCCTCGTGATCTACCCTGAACACGACGTCGCTCATGTCAGCATCATCAAACGCGTGCTCGTCAATTCTTTCGTTCCAGTCTACTCCATCGATTGTCAGGAGGGTGTACGGCTCAAATGTGCTCGCATATCCCTCTACCCTATAATTCTTCTCTTCACCTTCGACTTGTTCTGCGATTCGCAGCTCCATCAGTCTATAATCTCTTTGCTCATTCATCATCGCTCACCTCCGTGGCCTCGTCTCCGAAATGCTGTCCGGTCGCAGCATTAACGAATTCGCCACGAATCGGAATCTTATCACCAATACCATCCGGAAGCGGAGCCATGTTCCAAATCTCTCTAATCTCGTCGATCGTCGCGATTCCACGGTCCGCCCAGATAGCAGCAACCTCAGCCTTCTCTTTATTTGAAAGGTATTGCAGTCTATTTGCTGTCGCCATAACTCTATTGCCGGTTGACTGCTCCCTGAAAGTAAACAACATGCGCGTCATGACTTCGCTGAACTGAATAGCAAACGGCTCAACCGCTCCCTCATAGAAAGCCGACCAAGCGTCACCGAATGCGGCGTTTGTCAGTACGTCCTCATTCACGCCGAAGTAGGCATTGACGTTGTCTTGTATAGCTTTCCTTTGGTCAGCGTCAATCACCCACGGCTTAGCTTCGATCTGCTGAATGTTCGAATATGTATTGGGGAACAACAGCATTCCGCCGCCTCTTGCTTTCGAGGAGAAGTTCTCTGTTGTGAACCGCTCACGCTCCTTGACCAGGTCCTCAGCTTTTGCGAAGTTGCTCAGCTGCGCCATGAACCTATAGCTGGCCGCATTCTGAACACCTTCCTTAATAGCCTCGTCATTAATCTTCACCAGATCGAGCGTAGGAATCAACGCATGGTTCGTTTCGCCGTACAGGTCACTCTTGTATTGGAACTTCGTCATCACGCCACAAAATTCCATCTCAATTGCGGCCTTTTGACCGTTTGAGAAGGAATAGCGCAAATACGGTGTTCCCTTGTATTCAACAGCCTCGACGTTCTCAGGAAGCGGGCAATATACGCCGCTCAACTCACCATAGCGATCATACACTGGTATGATGAACGCTGTGTTGTTTACATCAAGAATCGTTGATAGCCGATACATGAACTGTGACCATGTGTGGAACTCGTTCGGGCCGTGTCTCAACTTCGATTGAAGCGCCGGACGTCCAGAACCTTGAACCTCAACCTTCAGTTTCGAAATGTGAGTGGCCCGAGCATGAATTGCCGCCCTGATCAACTCGCTCTCGTATATTCCACCGTGGAACGTGTGGAATGCCGGCTGATACCCATTAAGCAGCTTAAACACGCTTTCAAAGTATTCCGGCTCTTTTGGCTTTCTGCCTAACAGCTTGTCCAGAAGTGACATTGTAGCCTCCTAATTTTTCAACTGTTCGTTGATCTCTGAATAATACTTAGCTCTTACTGTAAGCGCGTCAAGCAGTGCAGCCACACCGTCAATATGCGCTGTTGGTGACAATTTGACAAGTCTACCCCTGCCACGCTCCACGTTCATTTTGACCGCGGCGTTGAGCAGGTGTGCTTTCATTATCTGGTTATCTCCAAAGTTGATTCCGCCGTCCTTCATGACACCCTCAAGCTCCTGCATGATCGGCCAGAGGTTATCCCCCTGGAATACGTCATCAGTGTGGAATCCGAACGCGTCGAGATCTTGAATCAAGTACTGGGCTGAATATCTGTCGTATCCAACCTTTAGCGGAAGTATCTCATATTCCTGTACCAGGTTGACCATCCAGTTATAACAGTCGTGGTAATCAACAAAGTTATCACCGGACGGACTCATGAAACCTCTATCAATGTAACTGTAGTATGGCAGCCCGTCTCTTTGCACAGCTTCGTCGATTTTCGCAGCCGGTAACCAGAAATGTGAAAATGCGTTCAGCTTTCCGTCTTTCTCAATAACTACACAGGCCGCCGTTAAGTCGGTTGTCTGTGAAAGGTCGATACCAGCTACACAATAACAGCCCTTGAAGTCCTCAAGTCGAATCTCTTCACCGCAGACATTTTCAACAACTTCTGCCGGCAACCATGCAAGACTGCTATTCTGCTTCAGACAAGCGTATTTACAAATAAACTCAGACTGCCTTGAAGCCGAACCCCTTGCAACCTCGATTTCCTCTAACAGGTAATCTTTAGTAACTGACACGCCAAGGTTCGGATTTGCTTTTTCAAGTTCCTCTATATCATCCCACTTGGTGATATCGTCTATCATGTAGAAAAACGGAAGAAACCGCTTCTCTCCGCTATTCCCCTGAAGCAGCGCCGTCCCCCTTGTGATCAACTCATCGTATACGCTATCATTGATGTATCCAGAAGTTGTACAAGAGAGCATTATCGGCTCAGGCCTTGAACCCATTCCAGATTTCATAACCTCGTACTGCTTCAACCCCTTGTCACCTTCCCACGCTGCAACCTCATCACAGATAACAAGTGACGGGTTAAATCCGTCTGACTTCTTCGCGCTAAAGGCGACTTTCTTCATTGTGCTATTTGTTCCAGGAAGGAATAAGTCTGATTGTCTATGTTTTACATTCTTGGGATCATCTTCCGCGGCTCGATGACTTTCTCTTGCCGCCTGTACAGCTGCCCTTCTTTCTTTCCAATCAGGGTCAAGCTGAATCATCGTCCAAGTGTTATCATATACAATCGCAGCTTGGTCAAGTTTTGGCGCAACATTGTATATTCTCGCTCCGTAACCGCCATCAACCTGCAGCATGTAATTTGCGATAGCTGAGGCAAGGAGTGACTTCCCGTTTTTCCTAGCAATAACGAGGACGATCTCGCGAAATTGCCGGTTTCCTGTTTCTGGGTCTCTTAAACCGAACATCGCGGCGATCATTGCCTTCTGCCACAGTTCGAGCTTAAACGGACCCGGAGCAAGAGGCCCCTCAACGTGGAAGCAATGGTTTTCAATCCAATCAATGGCTTTTTCGGCAATTACGTCATCATAAACGATAATTGCGTCATTTAGCCCATCAATGATGTAATTGTAAACAAGTTTTATCCACTTGCCGACGTTATAGGTTCCGTTTTGGATGCCCTCATAGTATTCCGTGATGTAACTTGCATTCATTGCTCCCTATCTTTCGATAAATCGTTGAAATTCGTACTAATTTGCTGCTTTTCGACAATAAATGCGCGCAATATGTTTTTCTCGAG